TTAGGAATTAGGAGTTAGGAATTAGGAGTTAGGAGTTAGGAATTATGGGTTGGGAAGTTTAATTTCTAATTCCTAATTTCTCAATCCTAATTGATAGAAAGGGGGTGGTGAGGTGCAGGTCAAGGTACAGATCAAAAAGGAAATTTTTAACGACATTTATTTACCGTATCTCCAAAACCGGGATCGGTATTTGGTCTTCTACGGCGGCGGCAGTTCGGGAAAGAGCTATTTTATCGCCCAGCGGTACATCTATCTGCTGCTGACTTCCCAGCGGTGCAACCTTTTGGTGGTACGAAAGACAGGCGACAGCAACCGCCGCAGCACCTTTCCGCTATTGAAGCAGGTCATCAAGAAGTGGCAGCTGCTGCCCTGGTTCAAGATCAACGAAAGCGATCTGCGGATCGTTTGCCGGTTTAACGGCAACGAGGTATCCTTTGCCGGGCTGGACGATGTGGAGAAGATCAAGTCCGTCACCTTCGAAAACGGTGAACTGACGGATATTTGGGTGGAGGAAGCCACCGAATGTCAGGAAAGTGACATCAATCAGCTGAAGGTCCGGCTTCGGGGCGGCAAGTCCACCAAGCAGATGCTTCTGAGCTTCAACCCGGTAAACATCCGCCATTGGATCAAAAGGCATTTCTTAGACAGTGGTATCGCCACTGTCTGTTTTTCTACCTATCGGGACAACAAATTCCTGTCAGATGCCGACCGGCAGGCGCTGGAGGCGCTGAAAGACAGCGATGCGTACACCTATCAGGTCTACTGTCTGGGGCAGTGGGGCATTTTGGGCAAGACGGTGTTTGATGCCGGGGCGATTCACAAGCGGCTGCTGGAGCTGAAGCCGCCTTTGCAGGTGGGACAGTTTACATACGATTACGATGGCTTGCAAATTACCAACATTCGCTGGCAGGAAGACGAAAACGGCTGTATTCGCATCTACCGGCTGCCGGGAAAGCATTGCCGCTACTGCATCGGCGGCGACACCGCCGGGGAGGGCAGCGACTTTTTTACCGGGCATGTGCTGGATGCCGCTACCGGGGTGCAGGTGGCGCGGCTACGCCAGCGGTTTGACCCGGATCAGTACGCCCGGCAGATGTACTGTTTGGGGAAGTTCTACGGGGACGCCCTCATTGGCATTGAGGCCAACTTTGACAGCTATCCCATTATGGAGCTGCAGCGGCTGGGGTATTCTCCCCAGTATGTCCGGCAGATCCCCGACACCTACACCGGGAAGCTGGAGAAGCGGTTCGGTTTTCGCACCACGGCGGTGACCCGGCCGGTGATCCTGTCCAGGCTCTTGGAGGTGGTGCGGGAGCACTGTGACACCATCTGCGATCAGGGAACTTTGGAGGAGCTGCTGACGGTGGTTCGCAATCAGCAGGGGCGCATCGAAGCCCCCCAAGGAGGGCATGACGATGACATGATGGGTCTTGCCATCGCCCATGCCATAAGGGAGCAGGTGGTATTTCCCGTGGCGGCAGCGCCGGTGGTGGGGGAGCGGATCATAGTGGTGTGAGGCGGGTAGCACCCGCGGGCAATTTCGGGACTGGCTGTCTGGCGGACGGTGTCCGCTGACAACCTCGGGACTGGCTGGCTGTTGATATTCGTTGCCCATCCCATTTCGCCCGATCACTTCCTGGATTCTGAAAAGTTTGTTTTTTGCAAAAGACTATGGGAAAAAGGACGAAACTGCTCGAAATACTGCAACCTGGTCGGCGGGCTCATGAGCCCGCCCTACGCACGCATGATTTGTAGCTGCCCGACAAGGGAAACGGAGGAAGAGAAAATGGAAATGTTTGTGGTTTTGGGATGTTTACTGGGGTTTGCTGCCGGGGTGGCGGCTGTCTTGGTTACCCAACGGTTTATGCCGGGGGTCACATTCCGGGAGCAGCGGCGCGCTTCCAAGGCACAGGCCCGGCTGCGGGTGATCTTACAGAATGTGGAAGCCTACGACGGCACCGGGACGGGGCAGAAGGAGCTGCCGGGAAATTAGGAATTAGGAGTTAGGAGTTAGGAATTAGGGACAAAAAATTCCTAATTCCTCATTAAAAAGGGGGTTTTTTATGGACATTCAGCAAATTCAGCAGACGCCGGTTTGGGCGTTATACGAAAAGGGACGGGAGCATCACCGGCGGCAGGGCATTTATCGGGACACCGACCGGAACTACCGCTTCTACAACGGCAACCAGTGGGAGGGCGCGAAGCTTGGGGATGTGGAGCCGGTTCAGAAGAACTTTATCAAGCCTGTAGTCAAGTACAAGGTGTCGGTGATCCACGACAACCTTTACGCCATCCACTACGCCCCCCGGCACTATGACAGCCGGGAAGCCCAGGTGGAGGCAGGCAGGCTTTGCCGGCTGCTCAACAGCTACGCCGCCGCGGTTTGGGAAAAAGACCGGATGGATTTCAAGGGCCGCCGGCTGACCAAGGATGCGGCTATCAACGATGAGGGCATCCTCTATGTGGATTTTGACCGGGAGACCATGCTGCCGGTGAACGAGATCGTGAAAAAAGCCGACATCTACTACGGCAACGAAAATGACGACGATATGCAGGCCCAGCCTTACATCCTCATCCGGCGGCGGCTGCCGGTGGCGGCTGCCCGGGCTTTGGCGAAGCGGTTCGGCTGTCAGGAGGCGGACAGGATCGCCGGGGACAGCGACACTTATGAGGAAAGCGGGGACGCAGCCAAGGAGGAAGTGGACGCCATGGTCACGGTGGTCTACAAGCTCTACAAAAAAGACGGCGTGGTGCATTTTTCCGCTGCCACCCGGTATGTCACCCTGGCTCAGGACCGGAATACGGGTTTGAGCCTTTATCCTGTTGCCCACTTTAACTGGGAAGAAAAAGAAGGCAGCGCCCGGGGTGAGGGAGAAGTACGGTATCTGATCCCCAACCAGATCGAGGTGAACCGCACGGAGGTTCGCCGGGTGCTGACGGTGAAATATCAGGCATTCCCCCAGAAGGTGGTGGATGTTTCCAAGGTGGTCAATCCCGAGGCCTTGGGCACGGTAGGCGGCACCATCCGCACCAACGGACAGGCGGTGGAGGATGTGCACAAGATCGTGGGAACGCTGCCCCCGGCACAGATGTCGCCGGATGTGCGGCAGCTGCAACAGGATCTGATCCAGGTCACCCGGGATCTGGCCGGTGCAGGTGATAGCGCGACCGGTCAGGTCAATCCCGAGACGGCATCGGGACGGGCGATCCTGGCGGTACAGCAGGCATCCCAGGCGCCCATGACCGAGCAGAAGGAAAGCTACAAAAACTTTTTGGAGGATGTGGCCAGGATCTGGCTGGAGTATCTGTCGGTCCACAGCGCGGATACCTTGGAGCTGGAGGACATTCGCTTAGATCCCCAAACCGGGGAGGAGCAGGTGAAGAAGGTCCGGATCCCCGGGGAGGCTTTGCGGAAGCTTCGCTCCGGGGTGAAGATCGATGTGACACCTAAGGGTGTATTTGACCGGTTCGCCCAGGAGCAGACCATGGAGAATCTGCTGGTTCAGGGCCTGTTCCAGGCAAACCGGGTTGGTGAACTGGAGGTTTATGCCCGGGTATTGGATGACGACGCGGTTGCCCCCAAGGAGAAGATCCGCCAGGCGGTGACCTTCATCAAGGAGGAGCAGCGGCGCATCGCCGACATTCAGGCGAAAGCCCAGATGCTCCAGCAGCAGGCCAAGCAGATGCTGGCGGTGGGTGGACAGGAACTGGTCATGGAGCAATAAGGTGTCGCCGGGGGCGACGGATCTTACCCCTTCCCCTCTGGGGCACCTTCCCCAGAGGGGAAGGTTTTGCGGGCGTGGTGCGCCGCGCAGCGAATCCGGAATCCACATGCTTGCCGGTGGCAAGCATACCATGATTAATCAATGGCCGCCCCTACGGGGGAAGGCTTGCGGGCGGATGTGGGCATCCGCCCCTACGAAAGGGACGGTAGGGGTGTCGGCGGAACGGATAAATCCGTTCCCTACGAGAGGGACGGAGGGTGGTGGGGGATGCGACCGGGTCGGCGGACTCATGAGTCCGCCCTACGAAGGGGGAAGGTTTGCGGGCGAACACAGTTCGCCCCTCCCCCAGTCAAAAATCAAAGATTTTTGCCAGCCCCCTCAAAACGAGGGGGCCAAGGTTGCTTGCGGGGGTGGGAGGGGTGTCGGCGGAACGGATAAATCCGTTCCCTACGAAAAGGACGGTGGGTGGGGAGGGATAATAGGAGGAATTATGGAAGCAAAAACCGAAAAACCATGTTTTGAGACTATGGGTTCTATGAAGCACACCATGGCGGCGGAAGAGAAGGAGTTTTATTCCTGTGAGGAAGCCAAAAAATTTACCAGGGGTGATTTCGACAGGAATCCCCGGCTCTACGAGGCTGTGGTGCGCTCCATGGAAGCATGGTAACAAATAGATGACCGCCGGCGGACAGGGCCTGTTGATCGGGAATAGGGTCGGGCTGACGGATAAGGTGTAGGCTGCGCAGCAGCCGTTACAAATCTGGAAATTCTGCTTCGCAGAACACCGCATCCGTCTTCCAATAATGTCCGTTTGGGGACATTATTGGAATCCACCTTCCCCTCAAGGGGAAGGCTCGCGCAGCGCGCTCCAATTTACCCGATAAACAGGCAAGGCTGTTTATCAGGCGGCAAAAATTTATGCCAAACACAAGAAAGGATGATTTTATTATGGCAGTAAACAATTTTATTCAGACCGTATGGTCCAAGCAGATCCAGGATGATCTGGAGCTGAAGTGCAAGCTGGTGGACAGCTGCCTGCGTGATTTCGAGGGCGATTGTCAGTTCGCCCAGAGCGTCAAGATCCTGGGCGTGGGCGATCCCACCATTGCCGCTTATGACGGCACCCAGGACATCACCATCGAGGAGATGGAGGACAAGAGCCAGGTCCTGAATGTGGATCAGGCCAACTACTTTGCTTTCTATGTGGACGATGTGGACAAGGCCCAGTCCGTTCCCGGCCTGAAGGAGCGCTATCAGCAGAAGGCTGTCCACGGTCTGGCAGTGAAGCGCGACAGCTACGTCGCGGAGCTGATCAAGGGCGTGGAAAGCAACGTCACCACCGCCGAGGCGCTGACCCAGGAGGCGGTGAAGAAGGCCATCGACGACGCCATCGTTGCCCTCCGGGAGCGCAACTTTGACGAGGAGGGTGTCATTGAGATCACCCCCGCGGTTTACAACGTGTTCAAGAACTGCTTGATCACGCTGTCCACCGACAACCCCGGCTACATCCAGAAGGGCATTGTGGGTATGTACGATGAGTTCCAGGTGGTCATGTCCAACAACATGGCCAAGGACGAAGACTACGCCTACTGCGATGTTCGCGGCAAGAAGGCCATCGCTTTCGTTGGTCAGATCAACGAGGTGGAGGCGCTCCGGGCGGAGAAGCGGTTCAAGGACATCGTCCGCGGTCTGGACGCCTTCGGCGCCCGGGTCATCGATGAGGACCGTATCCAGGTGGTCAAGATCCCTCTGGCCGGTTGATATTTACGCCCCGCATCCGTCATGCCCTTCGGGGCATGACACCTTCCCCCCCAACGGGGGAAGGCTTGGGGGATCAGGAATTAGGAATACCGGATTCCGTCAATTCCCGTTTGTCGTGCAGCCGATGGCTGCCAATTGACAATTGACAATGGACAATTAAGGTGTCGCCTTTGGCGACATTTTTAAAATCATTTCCGAAGGAAATACCACAATTGTCAATTATCCATTATCAATTATCCATTCGTGCGTCAGCACGATAAATGGCAATTTGTTGGTGGGAGCGGTATTCCTAATTCCTGATCGAATAGGAAAGGAGAATCAGTATGACACTTTTTGAAATGAAAGAGAAGATCTTGGCATTGGTGGAGGAGGGGAATCCGGAGAGCCTGTTTCTTACGGAGGACCCGGACATCGCCGGAAAGCTATGCCATGTGATCGATCAGCTGCAGTTTGAGCTGGCGCGGCTGAAGAAGCTGCCCCGGTTTTTACGGCTGCCGGTAAAAGCCGGAGAAATTTTGGATCTTGCTGCCTTGGGCAAGGCAGCAGGCAGAGAGATCTATCAGCTGGGCACGGTTTCCGGGGCGGCGTACACCCTCCGGGCCGCCGGTACGGCGCTGGAATTTGAAGAAGACGGGGTCGCGAAGATCGAGTGCTTCGTCTATCCTGCCCGGATCACGCCCCGGACCGAGGACACGGAAAATTTGGAGCTTAGTCCGGACTGTCTGGCGCTGCTGCCCTACGGCGCTGCGGCAGATCTATTAAAAAGCGACCCTGTTGCCCAGTATGGCAAGGTCTACGCCGACCGGTACGAAAGCATGCTCCGGCGGCTGGATACCCGGTATGCGGTAAGCGGCATCCGGGTAGAAGGCGGGGTGGCGCTGTGATGGCCACGGTAAGAAGGATCTACGGCGGCTTTCGGGGTGTGGACTTTCGAGGAGAGGAGATCAGTCTTCAGAGAAGCCCCGACAGTCTGAATATGTGGCGCTGCTACAAAACTGCCCAAGGCATCCGCACCCGGCCGGGGCTTTCATTACATACGGCCTTTTCCCAGCCGGTTTACGGCATTTACGGCTTCGGGAGCGACTTGCTGGTACACAGCGGCGAAAAGCTTTACCGGCTGACAGGAAAAGAAGCCCAGGTGTTGGGAGAGGGCCTCAAGGCCGGGAAAAGCTGCGGTTTTTCCTACGGCGACAAGTGGTTTTTCTTAGACGGGGCGCATTATCTTTGCTATGACGGACAGACCCTTGCCCCGGTGGAGGGCTACATCCCCACCACCACCATCGGCAGAGCCCCCGCGGGAAGCGGCACGGTGTTGGAGGATGTGAATTTGCTCTCCGACTACCGGATCAACACCTTTTTGGGCGACGGGGAAAGCAAGGTCTTTCATCTGGACGCCGAGAATATCGACAAGGATTTTTTGCCGGTGGTGACGGCAGACGGGAAAGCGGTTACCGTTTCCGCGGCAGACTGGGAAAAAGGCATTGTGACCCTGGCGGAAGCGCCGAAAAAACCGGGAACGCAGGGGCAGGACAATGTATCCATCAAATTCAAAAGGCACATTCCCGGCAATCGGGAGAAGATCCTGGGCTGCACCATGGTACAGGCCTTTGACAACCGGGTGTTTTTTACGGGCAATCCCCAGTATCCCAACACCCTATGGCACAGCAGTCTCCAAGACCCCAGCTACTTCAGCGATCTGGACTACTACCGGGAGGGGCTGGACAACGCCCCCATCACCGGCATGACCGCGGGCAACAACGCCCTTTGGGTCTTCCGGGCCCCGGGAAACGCGGGGACCCATGTATTTTACCACACCCCCGTTCTGGACGCGGATTACGGCAAGATCTATCCCAGCGTCCATTCCAGTGTGGCGGTGGGGTGCGTAGGCAAGGCGGTAAATTTCCTGGATGACATGGTATTTTTCAGCCCCCGGGGCATGGAGGGCATCAGCGGCAACATCACCACAGAGCAAGGGGTGACCCACAGAAGCTCTCTGGTAGACCGAAAGCTTCTGGCAGAGCCAGGATACCGGGACATGCTTTTGGAGGAGTGGGAAGGGTATCTGCTGATCTTTGTGGGGGACAAGGTATATTTGGCGGATTCCAGGCAGGTGTTCACCCATGAGGGACACCGGGAATACGAATTTTACTACTGGCAGCTGGAAAAAGCGCCCATTTCCACCCGGGTACAGGAGGGTGTTCTCTATCTGGGCATGGACGATGGGGTCTACACCCTGGAAGAGGGGGCGGCTGTACCCAGCTGGTGGACCACTCCGCTGGACAAGTTTGCGCAGCCCGGGCGGTGGAAGACCTTAGACGGTCAGCCGGCGGTAGCCGAAGCTCAGGGGAAGCGGCTGGAGGTTTCCGCCAAGGCGGGCGGTGAAGACCGCTGGACAAGGGTTGGGATCTTTGACGATGTAGCCGACGCGGCGGTATTTCGGGTGAAAAAGAAGAAATTTAAGGATCTGCGGCTGAAATTTTCCTCCCCCAAGGGGTTCAGCCTGGAGACGGTGACGGTGACAGCCCAGGTGGGCGCGCCCATAAAACGGGTGTAGGGACGGGAAAACCGTCCCTACGAAGGGGGGAGCGCAGCTCCCCCTATTTTTATCAAATGAGGTGAAAGTATGGATAACAAGAAGGCAACATCCCAGCTGAGCGACACGACCGATCCCAATGTGCTTTACGAGGACCTGATTCAGCAAACCCAGGACAACTACGGTAAGCTCATCACGGGGGTGGAGGACTACGCCAAGGGACAAGCGCAGGCGCAGGAGGCAACCAAAAACCAGGTGGTGGCAGAACTGGAGGATGCCAAGGAACGGACGAAAACGGATTACACCAAAGAGCAGTCTGCCGCTCACGCAGACTATCAGAAGCAGGTCAATCCCTACGGCGTGGAAGCGGAGCAGCTTGCCGCCGGGGGCTTGACCGGCTCCGGCTACAGTGAAAGCGCCAAGGTCAGCATGTATAACACCTATCAAAGCCGGGTAGCAACCGCAAAGGAAAGCTGCGACCAGGCGGCGCGGGAGTACAATATTGCCATAGAGGATGCGAAGCGGTTAAACAGCGCCACGCTGGCGGAGATCGCCTACAATTCCCTTTTGACGCGGATGGAGCTTACGCTGAAAGCCCTCAATCAGGACATGCAGCTGAAGCTTGACTGGCAAGCCTGGAGGTCCGGCTCGTGAAAAAACAGGACAGGCAAGGCGTGCGGACGGTGGCGGAGCTGGAGCGGAAATATGCCATTGGCAAATCCTTTCAAAAGGCGGGAGAGGTGGCAAGGCTGGCGCAGCAGCAGGCCCAGAACGCCAGCGCCGGGATCGCCCAGATGGACAAAAGCGTTCAGGAAGCCAAGCGCCTGGCGAAAGAAGCTTCAGACGAGGTCAAAAAATTGCTGGAAAGCATGGAGCTTACGGTGGAAAACGGCGCTGTTACGGCGCAAATCGTTTTGAAAATGGGAGATATCGAGCTGCGAAGGACCGTTGACATGCAGGGGCTGGCAGCTGTGGAGGATCTTAAGACCCCCGGCGCGGCGGAGGTTCACGGAGAAAATATCTCCGGACAGATCCTCTTGGCTGACGGGGATCGGCGGTATACGGAGGTGTCCCCGGAGGGGGTGCGTATGTGGCTGCCGGAAGCGGAGGAAAACCCAGAAGAAGCCGCCCGGGCAGAGCTTACGCCCACGGCGTTGGTATTTCCCTTGGGAGGAGGCAGGGTATCCGGCATTGCCCAGCCGGAAGAGGACACGGACGCGGTGAACAAGGGGTATCTGGAAGCGTATGTTGCCCAGGCGCTGGACAAGCTCCGGGAGGAGCTGACAAACAAGGACACGGAAACAGACGATCAGGAATAAACCGGTGCCGATTCCCGTTTATCGAGCAGCTGATGGCTGCAAATTGACAATTATCCATTATCCATTCGTGCGTCAGCACGATAAATGGCAATTTGGCGGGATGGGGAGCTCGTCAGGAAATTGGTAAAATAAGGAGGAAATTTATGCTTTTATATGAAATGCAGGTAAGCAAAACTGCCATATACCGCACCGCCCCGGCGCGGATCCCCAAGGGGCTCGTGGGGGCGGTGGTGAAGCTCAGCTTTTCCCCGGAATGGGAGGGACTTACCAAAACGGTGGTCTTTCGGGCCGGGGAGATCACCAAGGATATTTTGGATGTGAAGGATGCGGCGGTGATCCCGGCAGAGTGTACCCAGGAGGTGGGGGCACTGCTGGAGATCGGCGTGTACGGTGTGGATGCCGGGAACACCGTGGCGATCCCCACCTTATGGGCGGCCATCGGCAGGGTGTCCGAGGCGGCAGACCCCTCCGGGGACGCCACCACAGATCCCCAGCTGCCGGTATATGCCCAGCTCCAGGCCCAGATCGATCAGCTGGAGCGCCAGGGCATTACCCAAAATGAGATCGACCAGGCGATCCGGGACTTTTTCGGCGGAGAGCGCCCCGTAGGCAGAACCACCCCGGAGGGCGGCGAGATCTTCAACTTCTATACAGATCCGGTGGAAACCGGAGACGGAAAAGTATTTCCCGGAAATACGGCGCGCAAAGGGGCGCACGCCGAGGGCTTCAGCACACAGGCATACGGAGAATATTCCCACGCTGAGGGATGGGGTTCTAAAACCGGTAAGGCTGACGGCACAGGCCAGGATGCTGACATCCCGGGCGGCATTGCCCATGCGGAAGGCAGAGAGACGGAAGCCCTTGGATATTGCTCCCACGCCGAGGGGCGAGATACGAAAGCCACAGGCGGATATTCCCACGCGGAGGGTAACGGCAGTAAGGCTGCCGGGGAAAACTCTCACGCAGAGGGCAGCGGCAGCACAGCCAGCGGCAAAGCTTCCCACGCGGAGGGTACAAACAGCAGCGCCACCGGGGAAAACTCTCACGCAGAGGGTTACGGCAGTAAAGCTGCTGGGAAAAGATCCCACGCGGAGGGTACAAACAGCAGCGCCACCGGCGATAACGCCCACGCTGAGGGCAGCGGCAGCACAGCCAGCGGTATCGCCGCCCACGCGCAAAACAGCAACAACACCGCAAGCGGCAACCATGCCAGCGCAAGCGGTTTGGGATGTAACGCCATCGGCAATGTTACAGATGCCGGAGGAAGCGGAACAAAAGCCATTGGGGAATATTCTTTCACAAGAGGCTATCAAACAGAGGCTTCCGGGGCAATATCCGCAGCCTTTGGCCGTGGGGCAAAAGCAAAGGGCTACTGCGCATTTGCCGAAGGCCGGGACACGGTGGCGGCCGGTCAGTATCAGCATGTCCAAGGTAAATGGAATGTGGAAGATAAAAACCTTGCTCATATTGTAGGCGGCGGCTCAAGTGATACGGATCGAAAGAACATCTACACCCTGGACTGGCAGGGCAACGCGGAATTTGCCGGCAAGGTCTATTCCGGCGGCAAGGAACTCGCACCCTTAGAAGATATCCCGATAGTTCCGCCTTGGGCACTCGCAGATACCAAGCCGAGCTATGCCGCATCTGAAGTGGGAGCAATACAACAGCAAGCCCATTATATCAATTCTCCTGAAAGTGCGGATAATGTTACAAGATCTTATGTATTGCTAAATTTAGGCGATCAGAACCCTGCCCTTAAAGAGCTGCTGGGCACTAATTATGCATACATTCTGACGCAGTATTATGCTTCCAATCCCGGCTATCGTGTGCAAACCGCTTGGAGTTATGCCGCAAACACGGTTAGAATGGCAATCCGTCAAGAGTACTATGATACATGGTATTCATGGCAAGGGGTTGCGAATAGAAGTGATATTCCATCTGTTCCTGCTTGGGCACTGGCATCAAGTAAGCCCAGCTATACAGCAAACGAGGTAGGAGCTGTTCCTACCACCTCTCCTTATATCGTGGATCACGGTGAGAGATCCAGTATAATATCTTACACTACAAGTAATGTCACCCATGAGAAAACTTTCATATATAAATATAGAAAATGGTCTGATGGGACCGCTGAGGTTTTCGGAACTAGTGTGATATGCGAACTGTGGTTCAAAACAGCCTGGGGAACAGCTCTCGTAGAAAATGAGAGCCCTATAACCTTCTCCGCTTACCCATTTACATTCAATACTGTTAAGTATTGTAATGTTTCGTATATTCCATCACCCGGAGCGAATATGGCTGTAGTACAAAGTGTGAGACCTATATCAGGTATTGGTATTAACGCTAATCCGGGTCAAACCTGGTTGTTTAGAGCGGGTACCCCTGATCAATATCTATCTTCTACTGGGTATATAACACTATACACCGTAGGAACTTGGAAATAAAGGAGTGTAATATATGAAGTATGTTGATATAGAAGGCAGACCTATTGATGAGCAGCAAGTAGATTTGTCTAAGGGTACGCTACAAACATTGTTGATGCCAAAGGAAAATATTGAACCTGTTGACAATATCAATAAGTTTGCCTATTCGGATGACGATTATGAGAAAGTATATATGTATATTCCAGATAAGCAGACTACAGCATTACAGCCTAATGCGGATGAGATCCTGAATGTCATGTTGGGGGTGATGTGATGAACAGATTACAGGCAGCGGAGCAATTCCGCAAGGCATTACAGATGTTTGCTGCCAGCCTTTCCGATGAAAAGGCCATGGAGGTCGCCACGGTCTATGACCCATGGGCGGCTGGCAAAACCTATGCCGCAGGGGAATTTGTGACCTACGGTACAAACAGCGTGGACGATCCCCAGCTTTACAAGGTGGTACAGGCGCATACTTCTCAAGCAGACTGGGCACCGGATGTCACCGCCTCGCTGTTTACAGCGATCGGTTTGGATGATGCCGGATATCCTGTATGGTCTCAGCCTACTGGCGCGCATGATGCCTATAACACCGGTGATGTTGTGGACTACAGCGGTACCCTGTATCAGTCTTTGATTGATGGCAATGTCTACTCTCCGGAAGCTTATCCTGCCGGATGGAAGAAATACGAAAAGTAATAAAGGAGGAAAAACAACATGATCAAAACGGCAAAACAGCTGGTGGCGGCGTGTTTGGATGTGGTAAACAACTATAAGACGATGTATGTGTTAAGTTGTTTCGGCGCGCCTATGAACGCCAAAAACAAGGAACGCTACGCAAAGGCAGACCCAAAACGGGCGGAGAAGATCCGGGCGGCATCGGCTGACACCTTCGGCTTTGACTGCATCTGCTTTATCAAGGGGCTGTTGTGGGGCTGGAAGGGTGACGCGTCCCAGGTCTACGGAGGCGCGGAATATAAGTCCAACGGCATCCCCGATGTCGGCACGGATCAGCTGATCAAGCAGTGCATTGATGTCAGTGAGGATTTTTCCACCATCGTTCCCGGTGAGTATGTGTGGCTGCCCGGACATTGCGGCATCTATGTAGGTGACGGTCTGGCGGCAGAGGCCACCTTCGAGCCGGAAAGCGGCGTGCAGCTGCAGGCGGTTCTTCCTATGGGCGTGAAGGATGGATATCCCGCAACCGGCTGGGTCAAGCACGGCAAGCTCCCTTGGATCAGCTATGAGGAAGAGGCAGAGGAAGCGAAGACCTACCGGGTGACCCTGGAAGGTGTAAACGGCTCTGACCGCAAGGAGCTGGAAGCCACAGCAAAGGCGAAAGGCTGGAAGTATGATGGGGTGGAGATCGCGGCGGCAAAACCGCTTGCCCCTGCAGAGCCTGCGTGGGAGCCGAAGGAAGGCGACACCGTCCGGTTCAAGGGCGGTCTGCAGTATTCCCAGGCAAACGGCACGGCAGGCGAGGAACGCCCGGCGGGTCTGGCGAAGATCACCATTCACAAGCCCGGAAAGCTGCATCCCTATCATCTGGTAAAGACCGGAAAGACCGGCCCTTACGGGTGGGTGGACCGGGACACATTTGAAAAAGCATAAGGAGGAAAGAAAAATGAACGAAACTATAGTCACAGCTAAGGCCGCCATCGCGGCCTTTTTTGCTGCCCTGGGAACATTTTTGGGCTGGAAGGGCATCATGGCGGTGGTCTGGGTGGCGTTGATGGCCCTGGACTGGCTCACCGGCACAGCCGCCGCAAGAAAGAATGGCACATGGAAGTCTTCTACTGCCCGGGACGGGGCGTGGCATAAGATCGGCAGCGTGCTGGTTGTGGTCGTGGCGCTGCTGGCGGATCTTATCATGGGCGTGATGCTCTCCCACATTCCTGTGCTGGAGATCGCCTGGCCCAATCTGCTGGGGCCGCTGGTGCTGGCGTGGTACATCGTTACGGAGCTGGGCAGTATTTTGGAAAACGCCGTAAAGCTGGGCGCGGCGGTGCCCGGCTGGATCGTGAAGATCTTTGACGCCACTTTGAAGATGGTGGACAAGGCAGGAGGGGATGCGGATGTATTATAATGTCAGCGCGGAACGCACGGGAGGTAACAAGACCAAGACAGCATCTCAGCCCTCAGGCAACCAGGGGAATATTGCCCAGTTAGCCGCGGAGATTACAGACCTGAGGCAAAAGCTGAAGCAGATAGAGCCGTGGCAAGAGGAACTCACCTATTATGCCGGCAGGCCCTATAGCTCAACCTATCAAGGAAGAATCGATGAGCTGAATGAAAAGATATATGACATGGGCAAGGATTATGCGCTGGCAAAATACTCATCCTATGGTATTCTCGGCCGCATGGAGTCGGTGCTGCGGGAGAAAGAGAAACAATATGCTTCCCTGACCGGGGGAAGCGCTGTTCCCACAATCGATTCCGGGTCAAAAAGCAGCAGCAATGCTGCACTCAGGGAGGAGGCTCTTAGAGAAAAGCAACGCCTCTCCGCCAATTCCGTGAAGGAAAAGACAACGGCTGTAACGCAACCGGCAGCGCCAACCGCAAAGCCTGCTCCGGCAGAAAAGCCGGTGGTGCAGGACGTGACGGACCGAGGAAAGCTTGAGCAGCTGGGCCAGCAGATCACAAACCGGGTTAACAACTGGATTAATAACTACAACGGTTATTTTGATAACTACAACACACGGTTTGGCAACCGGAAGGGCGATCTTACAGATTCTTATGTTAGTGATTCTCAGCAGTGGCTGGACAATGCCACAAAACAGGCAGAAGCCTTTGCCGTGGAAGCCGGTGAGATCAAAAGCACCCTTAACCAGTACGGAAAATACTTCAACCCGGAGTGGGTATCCAACATCACTAAGGCGTTGGACGAAGCTATGGCGCAGGGCGAGCAGGTGTTAAATATTGCCCGGAAGGACAACGAGTACTGGAGCAGCTGGGGAAACCCATATTTTGATAAAATTGCAAACGGTTTGCTGGCGGCAAAAATTGCCGGAATAGAAGACTATAATTCAGGGGAACAAGCGTACAAAAAAGCCCAGCGAGAGGAAGGGTATCGCCAAAAGTATGCCGGAAAGAGCGGCACCGAGCTGGTAAACCTGATCAATTTTATTGATGATGAGAATGAAAAGGCCTGGGTCACCGGTGAGGCGCTCCGAACATTGAGCTTTGACGAGGCTGCCAAGGATCTGGAAGTGATGAAGGCGGAAAAAGCCGAAATCGAAAACAGTGGAACCTTGATAAATCATTACGACCAAAAACTGGCGATGACCACAGAACAGCAAAAGGCAGCAGTAGCGGCAAAGCTACGGCGTGCCGATATCTATAAAAAGTACGGCGTGGAAGATCTGGATGGACTCAAGAATCTGATAGCCCGCAATGAACAGATGATCGCCGAGTCTAAACATGTTCAGGAATATGTCCGGCTGTCCTCGGTACAGGAAAACAAGGACTTCGAGAAATATGTAAAAATCGGCAGAGCTGAAGCGGATGCATATAGTGAGGAAAACAATAAAACCGAACACATGACGGCATCAGAGGTAAAAGTGCTTGCCTATTACATTGCCAAGGACCGGGAAAAGGGCACAAACCTTGCGGAGCAGTACAAGCAGACCATTAAGCACTACCTGAAGCACCGGCGGGCGGGAGAGATCGCAGACAGCATCAATGGCATAGACATTCCTGTGATCGAGGGGGTGACGAGAATTGGTTACGGTTTGGGCGCTGGTGCCGTGGATTGGGCAATGGGTACCGCGCAGAATTTCACAGACAAAAAACTAGATCCAACCGTTATGCAAATCGCCAATTCCTATGTTGGCAGCGATCCTGAACTAAACTGGGTTGATCGTACTCTGCATCGAGCCGCAACTACAACTGGCAAAGTGCTTCCGTCTATTTTGATTTCAAAAGGTGTTGGAGGCGCAACCGGGTTTGCCCCCTTTGGAAAGGCAGTCGGTTCGATGGCCATGTATCTGGGCTCTGCCGGTAATGCTTACGGAGATGCCCTGGAGAAGGGCTATGACAAGCCCGCTGCGAGAACCTACTCTGCATTGGTTGGCATATCTGAAGTGACGTTGCAGAACATCCTTGGCGGTATCGGCGAATTCGGCGGTCTGCCAGCCAAGCTAGATGGAAAAATTTCTGCCATCAAAAATGCGCTATTGAAAGGCGCTGCGAAATTTGCCGTGAGTGAAATCGGTGAAATTTCTGAAGAAGTGTTGCAAAATTATCTTGAACCCGCATTTCGCACAATTATCTTCGGCGAAGAATACGATATGCCCACCGTACAAGAACTCATTGATACCGCACTCACAACGTTCATTACCACAGGCACATTAGAAGGCCCCGGCATTACATCTGAAACAATCAAAGAGCATAGCTACAACAATGCTCTGGATACGGCGAAAAATCCGGTGAAACCTGCGCAACCGCCTCAAAATTTGCCGGAGCTGAAATTCACGGATACGGAAATCCAGTCCATCCAAAGCATTGGACGTAAGAGTGTCAATAGCTTTACGGAACAGGATGCCGCGGCAACAGAAAAGCTTGCCCAAAGGCACTGGGAGGAGCTGGGTGAAAAGTCGCCGTTTTACCGGGCAAAAAATGGAGATTGGCGGGAAACGGAGCAAACCGCTGTGCAGATCGCTACGAAGCCGGATGCCACAAGAGGCGTACAAAAAAATGCAGATACCGGTTGGGATATTCAGGTGTCGGGAAAGGTGTTTAATGAAACAAAAGTACATACAGATTCTTACAATGTTGCGGCAAGAGCGTATCTGCCATATATTAATGACATTGTTAAAAAGGCTGTCTTGCTTGACAGCTATGCCATTGACTCCGGAAAAACCAAATCCCAAAATTCTTTAATGATGCACAGTATGTATGCGGTGGCAGATATAGGCAAGGGACCAGAAGTTCTAAAGCTATATGTAGAAGAGGTAAATGATCCCAATAGTGGAAACACCATAAAGCGTTGTTATCAACTTCAAAATACAGAAAAATACCGACCTGCAGGAAAGAGTTCACAGAAAACTGCTAGCTCTATAAGCCCTGCGGCCGGTAATAATATTACTGTAGCAGATTTATTTGCAGCTGTCAAGGCGAAAGATGCGGCATTTCAGCCGAAGACCGCCCAGAAAACCACCAATGGCAAGGTCGGCTGGGATGGCCGGGAGGTGGTGACAGAAGCCACTGGATCGAGCATTACTATGGGCCGAAAAAAGTACGAGTTTTTAGGCTACGATAAAAACGGCTCCCCGGTGTATCAGGACGCGGAGATCCTGGCAGACCAGAGCAAGCAGTCGGAAGAAAAATCCAAGCAGACCGATGACAGCAATCCTATGGAGGTTGAAGACGGACAAAACGAGGTTGAAAATTCCGAAAATGGTGATATAATAACAACAAAAGGAATTGGAATACAGTTTTTTGCAAACAAAAGTATTCAAAAACAAAGCGACAGGGAACTAAGAAAATCGATGAGTTCTTGGAAAAGCAGATTGGCTGAACATACAGATTGGTTGAGCAACCCCAAATTGCATGATCAGTACTGGGACGAGAAAACACCTCGACACAAAGCGGGGTTATTGAAGCATTGGCAACACGAAATAGAGAATTTTAAAAACAATTTAAAAGAAGCGGAAGACGAACTGAAAAAGAGGGGGAATTATGATGACTGACAAGGAAAAAGTAATTGAATATGAACTGCAAATTGAGGATATGATGCGTACCTTTCAAGAACGAATTCACGAACTTGAGAACAAAAAACTCAATGAGTTTGAAGATGGAAGATATCTTGCATACACAGAAATGATGGATATTATAAAAACACGCCATAAGATGATTATGGATGTTATAGCAGAGTAAAAAGGGACTATTGTAAAATTCAAAAGTCTATCGGTAAGCTTTGTAGGGGCGACGATTCGTCGCCCGCGGGACATAGACTTCGTCATAGTTTTAGGGGCTGTTGCTTTATTTTGCAACAGCCCCTTTTATATCCGGCAGGAACCAGGCGCGGGCGTATGCTGCCTTGGTGGGCGGATCGGAAGCGGGGCTTTCCTATCTCTTTAGCGGCATCGGCAAGCTGGGTGGAAAAGTAACCGGCAATGTGGTCAGCAAGCTGGTGGA